TTCTTTATTTTTCTTGTCACACAAGCCAACATCGTACCTGTCCAGTATTTGAGCAGAAAACCCTCTGTCAATAAAATATTGCGCTGGAATATTTAGGGATTTTCTTACTGAATCCCTGGTGACGCTGCTTATTCCAGCCTGAGCGCTTTTTAATTTAATGTGATTGACAATATTAGCAAAAGTTATTTTATTTTTATCAGATTTAGATATCTTGATACTTTTCATATCCTTATTTAAAAATAACATACAATAATCTAATGCTTCTTTAAATGAGCATGTATTGTCACCATTATTTATCCATCCATATTTTTTGCTAGATAAAACACCTCTCACAAAACCTATAATAGATCCCTTAAAAATATTTTCACAACTATGAGTCCTGCATTTCCAGTTACCTCTATATGACTCTCCTTGATGATAAATATTTACCGCTGAAGGATTGTCTCCGTTATGTATTGGACAACACATCGATACCATCTTTGACGTAATGGTATATTCGACATCTAGCGATTGTAGCAATGGCTCTATATTATCACACAACTCATCGCAAACAACTTTGAGTTTTGCTTGATCAGGTAAACTGGATTTCTTGGTCATTATTCTTGTCATCTATTATTGTAAATTCCTTTTCGGTGCCCTGTTTATTGTTTACAACATCTAATCTGGTTCTTCCTTCGGTTATTTTTGCACACCAGCCTTTCATGTAACAATTAATATAATCATTATCATCTAGCCCGCCGCCATGGCGACTTATAAGAGGCACAAGCTTTCTGTTACCATTGTTTGGTCCATCTTCTGCTATCTCTTCATCGCTTTTTCTCTTAAAAATTGTAAAATTGCTACAAAGCCAAATTATTCGGTCGGAGCCTGATGCGGTATCTGTGCTTTCTTTTGTGATACCATCTCTATTTAGTTGTACAAATGCTACTATTGGTACTTTGTATCTAATAGCAAAATTATGTAAACTGGTCATCATAAATCCAAGAACTTGGTATTCTTTCATATCCTGAGATATTCCAGCACTATCCATTAGTTTTAGATAATCATAAAATATAACGCAATCTTTTGCTGTTCCATCGTCGTTTAGTCCAACTTCTTTGACTAGCCATCTCCTCATGATAGCTAATTGATCCTCGAAAGGTTTACCGGCTATGCTTTTGTGATATATTTTCATATCTTTTATATTTTCAGCAGCTTGGGATATTTTTAATTTTTTATCGGTTGACTCTGAAAATTTTCCTGTCTCAATATCGTTAATTTCTATTTCTGTCATCATAGCAAGAATGCGGTTAATATGATCTTCTTTTGTCATTTCGGTGTCCATATTCAGTATTGGTAGACCTATCTTTGCTATATTAGTGCTCATGTTGTCTGACAATAATGTTTTACCAGTTTTAGGTCTTGCTGCAATTACGTTAACCGTTCCTTTTCTTAAGCCTCCTCCTATAGACTGATCATATATAGGAAAACCAGTAGGTATACCAATTTGGTCTACTTTATTAGTTTCTAGATTTTTTATGTAATCGTCTAAAGATTTTCCAATTTTTTCTGGAGCATTATCCGTATCATTTAATAAAGAAGTAAAATTGAATATACTATCTTCAGCTAGTCCTATAATAGAAGATATTGGCTCACTGCCAGTTACATCTAAGATTTTATCCTGAGCTATTTCTAGTTGTTGCCTTAATAATCTAGCTATTTCTAGCTTTCTTATTTTAGCCGCAAATTTTCTTACATTCTCTAAACTAACTGGAAAATCTATTATTGCTTTTAAATGCTGTGCCTCTTCTTTTTTTAACAGCACATGATCTAAGTTGAGTTCTTTGGCAGTAGAATATATAGAAGCTATATCTATAGTATTGTTACTTCCAGACTCGCATATTTTCTTTAGACACTTAAATATTATTGTATTACTATCAATAGTAAAAGATGTTTCCTGAATTATATCGGCCACATCATAATATGCTTCATCACTGTATGAGCATATTCCTGCCAAAATAGCTCTTTCGGCAGAAGGATCACTAAGAATCATTTTTCACCCAGCAGAGGTAGAACACTTGTTACACTTATATCTATCGACGGAATCCTGTATAAGTCCAGGGCTGACTTCTTCTCTTTTTCCACACACCCTGCACACTACTTTAATTAGGCTAAATTGTCTTGATCTTGGAACAGGTGGTTGTGTAGATAATTTTTTATCTATTAAAGTATCATCCTTGTGTAGATTTTTTTCTGGCATACTATTAAATTTATTAATGCTTTTTTCTTTATTATCCAATTTTCTTTTTTTATTCTTGATTCCTCCAGTTTGTACAAAATTTTCTTCTTTTTTTGCTTCCGTTTTTGGAAGCATATTTTGTAACATAGTTATCATTGCTTGTATCTGATCTGGTGTTAAATTATCCATTTTTCATAACCTTTATTTTTTGTATAGATAGTAGTATATCAGAAAGATTTTTTATACCATTGGCGAGATATGATAATCTATCACTTCTTTGTTTTGCATATTTTTTTATCTTATTAAGCGATTGTGCTTTTTCATTGTGTTTTATCGCTTGATAAGCCTTTTCAATGTATCCGTATCCTTTATAATTATTCACTTCGTCCGATATTGTTTCTTTAATATTTTCTTCAGCCCAGTTATATCTGGCCATTTCTCTGTTTATCGTTCTTTGTATATGGAAAGAAAATTGCCCCAATCTATAAGAAATTTGAGCACAATCCTCTGGAGATAATTTTTCTAAGTGGTCTCTGTTCATATTTAGATATGTAGACAATTCTGTTTCTGACATTCCGGCAGAATTATATCTTGGTAAACCTAAAGTATTTTCATATTCATCTAATATATTATCCCAATCATTTAGTTCTTCTTTTGTTGTTTTATTTGTCATCGGAAATTCTTTCTGTCCATTCTGATTCTTTTTCGTTAAAAGGCAATTCTATATATTTAATATTATTGATTAAACACCATTCTTTTTTTTCTCTATCTCTTTTTTGGGATTTTAAAAAATTTAAGATATTAGTATGGTAAAATGGTATAAATTTGTAGTGTTGCTCTCCATGAACTTCTATGCATACTTTTTTAAGCGGTAAATAAAAATCTAAATAAAGAGTTTCTCCTCTCCTAAGAGGTATTGGCACTTCTTCTAATATTTGCATAGTTGGATATTTTTTTGTAATTATTTTTCTTGCTTGCAAATGCAAAGAAGATTTATTGGTAATTTTACCTTTTGCCATATTCCCAGTTAAAAGCCAATTACTATTATTTCCATCTAGATCTTTAACTAGCATTTTAATCCCATAGTCTCTTTGATACTTTTAACTAAGTCATTATATGCTTTTGTGTTTTCTAATAAATATATTCTAACTTTTTCTGTGCCTTGGAATTTTGGCTTATCTTCTATAGATGTTAAAGTATACCATGCTCCACCTTTATGTATAAGACCCATATCAGAAGCCAAAACTATAGCTTCCATATATTTGTCAATACCCTGCCCGTATCTTAAATAACTGGTTATATTACCACCAGGAGGACCAAGAGCAGAACATATGACTTGCCATTCTATTTCTTGTCCTACTTGTATACTATCAGCACTTAAAGTCCAAGGCTTAAATGTTTTGGCTCTAAGTTTTATGTCTGTTTGGTATGCTATTGCTTGCCCACTTTTTTCTTTAAATTCTGCTCCATACCCAGTTGGATTACCCATAAGATGAGTAATACCTATAACTATATTTTTATTTACTGGTATCACATTTGCTACTTTACGACAAAATTTAGCCAACAATTTTGCACCATCGGCTCTTTGCATTTTATCCATTTCACTGGTAATTTCTGCTTCAGTACAAAGAGCAGAATAAGAATCTATTATTAGAACAGATCCAGGAATTTCATTAATAATTTTTTCTGCTATTTGTAAATATTCTTCTGCGTGTAAAATTTTTCCTTGTTGACTACCTATAACATGAAATTTATCAAGATTTAGTCCTGGTATACCTTCTAGATCTCTTTTTTTAAGTCTACCTTCTATGTTTAGATAATACACTTCTCTACCATCTTTAAGATCTCCCTTATATTCTGGTCTTTGAGCAGTGGCGGCAAAATCTAGAGATGTTGTGGTTTTTCCGCATTTGGGCTGACCCGTTAAAACTACAAAACTACCTTCCGGTATTCCACCATTTAATATGATGTCTAATGACGGGCTAACTGGAATGATTGTATTTTTTCTGTCCACAATAGCATTACCGGTTAAAATAATGTCATCTCCAAAATTTTTTACTACATCTTCTTTAAGACTCATTATCTATTTCCTTAAGTTTTGATAGAATATTGTTTTTATTAGCTCTCTGTTCTGAAGTTTTAAATAATACTTCTTCAGCATTTTTTATGATACTGTTTTTTCTAACAGTAGTCTTATCTTTATTTTTATGAATAAGTTCACTCTGATATTTTATCATATCGGGCAGGTGCGGCGCTCGCAAAGAATAGATTTTTTTTCCATTAACACTATTTAGCGCAGCTATTACAGCTTTAGGATCATATTCTTTTACTAGCTTATTAGCAGAAGCAATTTGATTACGATAAAATACTTGCCATTTTTTTTGCAGCCAGAATCTATAGTGCAGATCTGTCTTATCCTTGATGGCTTTTCTTTCACATATCATCTCTGTAATGTACTGAGCAGCAGACACCAGTTTGCCATTCGAATATTTCGAAGGATATTTTTCACTCATTGTATTCTTTATTAGGCATACTTTCTCTACAACTATCAGCCATTTTATTTTCCAAATTGGTTATGAATTTGTTTACATAAATAGAATAATCCTGCTTTGTCGGTACTGGTATGTGGTAATTTTTTTTCACCAATTCTTTTGTTTCTTTTAGATATCCTTTGTCATCAACTTCACTAACTTCGATACTCAAAGAAACCCTGATTTCATGAGGACTATTCGTTATATGTACAGGCTCTATTATTTCAGGATGTTGTTTGGATAAGTCTAGAGGAGCATCATCATCTATATCGTCATACTTTGATGATATAATTGAATTTACTTTTTCTTTTAATTTTGACTGTAGCTTTACCAAAAGTTCTTGCTCTTCTGGTGTCAAATCGCCATATATTCCATTAGTATCCATATATTATTTCCCATTAGGCCTATATATTCCTGGTATATCTTTTGTATTTTTAGTATTTGTGTTTTGTTTTTTTATTTCATCATTAACCATTGATGATTCTTTTGTCATTATTGCGACATGAGACTTTTTATTCGCCGTTTCTCTAATCATCAAATTTTTTGAGCGGGAATTACCCACAGGAGATGATTTTGTCTTTACTTTATCGGCATTTGTATTTTCTGAAATCACTGTGTCAATCTGTTTTTTAGAAAGATTTAATTCTTCAGCAATTTGATCAACAGATAATTTATTATAGTTTAACCATAGTATTGAATACTGTTGTAATTTTGTGATTTTTGTAGCCATTATTCCATCTCTCTTTCTGCATTATAGAGCCATGATATATTTTTTGTATTTAAAAATTTCATATACCACAAAAAAGTTTTTTCATTAACTTCTTTGAACTTTTTATCAGATCTGCATATTCTGTCAAGAAATTTTAATTCTGTCTCTTTGCCGTATATAGAAACTGGATTGTATAATTTACCATTGTTAGATAATCTAATACTATATTTGGGTGTCCCATCTTTTCTAGTTGATTTTTTTGCAAAAATCTTTTCTTCGTTTTCTTCACGAACTCTTGGATAACCATTACTGTCCGTGTGGTCTTCTAAGCCGGTGATAGTAAAATACTCTATAGATTCTTTATCAGTAAAATTTTGATCGGAAGAAAATACACTATTAGGATTATATATAAAATCTGTCATATTATGTCCACTTGGGTTTTATTTTTGGTTTTTTGATTCTGTTCATGCCTTTAGGCAACTCTTTCCTTGACTCTTCCTCTTTGTAATCATTGTGTTTTTTATGTAGCCTTCGTTTTTCGTCTTCTGACATTTTATCTCTATTTCTATTTGCCAAATCGCCTATAGTTTTTAGTTCGCCGTCTGATTTTTTAACGCTTCCAAAAATAGAATTAATATCGATCAAATAGTTTCTTTCTGTATCAAAACTACCACAATCACATTTTGGATTAGGTAAATAATCCTTGATGTAAAAAAAAAGTTCAAAAAACTTATT